TGCTGTTGCTGGTCAACGCCACTACACCCGGCAATGATCTCGGTGGCGCCACGGTAAAACGCATCCGCACCCTCAAGAAATACCTTGATGGCGAAACTGCCGCCGACCCACACGCCAAATTCCCCGATGAAATCTGGTACGTGGACCGCAAAGCAAGCGAAAACCGCGATTCGGTGAGCTTTGAGCTGGCAAGCAAGTTTGATCTCGCTGGCGTGATGATTCCCAAGCGCCAAATCATCGCCAACATCTGCCAGTGGAAATACCGCAGCACCGAGTGCGGCTACACCGGCAGCAACTACTGGGACATCAACGACAACGTGGTCGGCACTTTGGCTCAGGACAAATGCGGCAAACGCCTCAGCTCTTGCAAGCTGCGTTTCGGTGAAGTCGCTGAATTGCCCTTTGGATCCTTCCCCGGCGCCGGTCTGACCCAATGAAACTCAGTAAATCCATCCAAGAAGCTGCCCTGGAGCACGCAAAGGCGGAATTTCCAAAGGAATCCTGCGGTTTGGTCGCCGTGGTCAAAGGCCGCAAGCGGTATTTTCCCTGCCGCAACATGGCCGAAACACCAGACGAACACTTTGTGCTGGATCCGGCTGACTACGTTGCCGCTGAAGAACAGGGCGAAATCGTGGCCGTGGTACATAGCCATCCGAAGACCAACCACGCCCCATCGCAAGCCGACCGCGTTGCCTGCGAAAAATCTGGCGTGCCCTGGCACATCGTCAACCCACAGACCGAACAATGGGGCTATTGCGAACCCGAAGGCTTTCAACTGCCTTACGTGGGACGTGAGTTTGTTTTTGGGATTGTGGACTGCTACAGCCTTTGCCGCGACTGGTACAACCGCGAATTTGGGCTGAGCTTGGGTGATTACGACCGCCGCGACCAGTTCTGGCTCAAGGGTGAGAATTTATACCTAGACAATTTCGCCAACGAAGGCTTTTACCCCATCCCCCTGGAAGAACTGCAATACGGCGACGCGATCCTGATGCAGCTTGCATCACCGTTACCCAACCACGCTGCCGTCTACTTGGGCGACCAGTTGATCCTGCACCACCTACAAGGCCGACTCAGTAGCCGTGACATCTATGGCGGCTATTATCTGAAAAGCACCGCCCGAGTCCTGCGGCATGAAAGTCGTTAAGGTCTACGGCGCACTCCGTAAAAAGCTGGGTCAGTGCCGCTTCCAATTTGAAGCCGACACCCCAGCGCAGGCTCTCAAAGCGCTTTGCGTTAATTTTCCCGGCCTTGATAAGTGGCTGATGGATAGCGAAAAAGACGGCGTTGGTTATCGCGTAACCCTCGGAAAAGAAAAAATTACCGAACAAAATGCCGTCTTAATTGCAGCCCCATTTAGTGAACGCGAAGTCTTCAGTATTACGCCCGTAATCGCTGGTGCAGGCCAAGGCGGCGGCCAAATATTGGCAGGCATCGGTCTTGTCGCATTGGCAATCGTCGCCGGTCCTGTTGCAGGCGGTTTCCTCGGTTTAGGTGCTGGCCTCAGCGGTGTTGGCGGTGGTATTGCAGCATCCGGTTTGATCGGTGGTGCGGCCGCGTCCGCCCTAGGGTTCGTCGGTTTGTCTCTTGCAATCGGCGGCGTCGCACAAGCACTTTCACCCGCCCCAGTTCAATCGACAACCACAACAGAACGCGGACGCGACGCTGCAAAGTTCGAGTCCTTTACGTTCTCCGGCATCGTCAACACCGCAAAACAAGGTTTGCCTGTGCCTATTGCCTACGGGCGCGTATTCGTTGGCTCCGCTGTTCTTTCTAGCGGCCTTGACGTTGACCAACTGATATGACACGGATTCTTGGTGCTGGTGGTGGAGGCGGCGGCGGGTGTTTCCTGGGGCACACCCTTGTCGCAATTCCGGGTGGCACGCGCCGCATTGATGAACTGCAGGCTGGCGATCTCGTCCTGAGTTTTGACGACGCAGGAGGACTGCACGAAGCCAAGATCCTCAAAGTCCATGAGCACGAAGACGAGCGCGTCATTCGTTACACGCTCTGGGGCGGCGAGCATCTTGATGCCACTCCCAACCACTGGGTCCTCAACCAATTCAACGCCTTCGTCGAAATCGACACTCTCGGCTCCGACGACTGCCTCGTTGACGCCAATAACCACCTGCGCCCCATCGTCGGCAAGACCGAGTTTTGCACTGGCACGGTCTACAACCTGACGGTCGAAGGCCATCACACCTTCATCGCCAACAACATCCGCGTCCACAACGCCGGCCTAGGTCTCGGCATTGCTGGTGCTGGCGGCGGAGGCGGTGGCGGCGGTAAAGGCGGCGGTGGTGGCGGTGGTTCCAGCCGCACCCCAACAGAAGCCGACGACTCGCTCCAGTCCGTCCAATACGGCAGCGTGCTGGATCTGCTGTGTGAAGGCGAAATTGACGGCATCGAAAACGGCGAAAAGGGCATCTATTTAGAAGGCACACCGATTAAAGATGCCGCCGGTAATGCCAACTTTGAGGGCTACACAGTCGTCACCCGCACTGGTACGCAAGCCCAGAGCTACATCAGCAACGCGATTGGCACCGAGAGCGAAGAAGGCGTCAACGTCGAAGTTGTTAATGCCACGCCCGTTGTCCGCACCATCACCGATTCGGACGTGGATCGTGTGCGCGTCACGCTGCAAGTCCCATCGCTGCAAATTATCGAAGATGACGGCGACATTGTTGGCCACAGCGTCCAAGTCCGCATTCAAGTCCAATACAACGCCGGCGGCTACACAACCGTCGTAGACGACACGATCAGCGGCAAAACCAGCAACCGCTACCAGCGCGATTACATGATCCCGCTGTCTGGCGCGTTCCCAGTTGACATCAAAGTCATCCGCGTCAGCGCCGACGAATCCAGCACCAAACGTCAAAACCAAACCTACTGGTTCAGCTACACCGAAATCATCGACGAGAAACTCCGCTACCCCAACAGCGCACTTTGTTACCTGCGGTTTGATTCCCGCCAGTTCGATTCAATCCCAACCCGCAAGTATCTGATTCGTGGACAAAAAATCCAACTGCCCAGCAACGCCGCCGTCGATACCACCACGTACTTGGGTCGCGTCACCTATTCCGGGGTCTGGGACGGCACCTTCGGCGCTGCAACGTGGTGTAACGATCCCGCGTGGTGCCTCTGGGATTTGCTCACCAACACCCGTTACGGCGCCAGCATCCCCACCAGCAGCCTGGATCGCTACGACTTCTACGCCATCAGCCAATACTGCAACGCCCTTGTTGACGACGGCAAAGGCGGATTGGAACCACGCTTCTCCTGCAACCTACTAATTAACAGCCGCGACGAGGTTTACAACGTCATCCAAGAGATGACCAGCCTGTTCCGTGGCATCGCGTATTACGGCGCCGGCTCGCTGGTGCTCCAGCAGGACAAACCGACTGACTCGCAATATCTGCTGGGACAAAGCAATGTCGTTGATGGCATTTTTGTTTACAGCGGCACATCACAAAAAGCTCGCCACAGCGTCGCAACTGTTGCTTGGCAGTCCTACGACACCCTCGGCGAAGTTGAGTACGAGTACGTCGAAGACGCAGACGCTGTAGCCAAATATGGCATCATCAACAAAGACATCAAAGCCCTCGGTTGTTACAGCCAAGGTCAAGCGCACCGCGCCGGTAAGTGGGCACTTCTTAGCGAACAAAACCTGACCGAAACCGTCACCTTCTCGGTGTCTATCGACAGCGGCATCATCCTGCGCCCTGGGATGGTGATTGACATTGCCGACCCGATGAAGGCTGGCACACGTCGCAGCGGCCGCGTCAGTTCTGCCACCACAACCACCATCACGGTTGATTCCAGCAGCAGCCTGTCCGTCAACCTGGCAAGCAACCCGCGTATTTCGGTCATCCTGCCCAGTGGCAACGTCGAACTCCGCCCGATCCAGTCCATCAGCGACCGCACCATCACGGTCGGCAACCCATTTAGCGAAGCGCCCAACGCCAACGCCATCTGGTTGATCCAAACCGACGACATCGAATCCCAGCAATTCCGCGTTCTCAACGTCGCTGAATCCGAAGACGGCATCTACGGCGTCACCGCCCTGCAATACAACAGCAGCATCTACAACGCGATTGAAAGCGACAACACGCTGACCGCCCGCGACATCAGTAACCTCAGCGATCCACCTGATCCGGTCAGCAGCATTAGCGGCACTGAATACCTTTACCAAGACGGGCAAGGTGTATTTTCAGGCTTCAGCCTTAGCTGGATCAGCCCCAAGGAACGTGTTTCTGAGTTCCGCATCAAATATCGAATCGACAATGACAACTGGCAACAAATCAATACACCATCACCATCAACAAAAATTCTTGATACACGCCCCGGAACGCTATACATCCAAATTCAGGCATACAGTTACCTGAACAAAGGCAGCACGATTGCAACCGCGCAATTTTCGCTTGTCGGAAAAACCGCTGTCCCCGGTAACGTCCAGAACCTGAGCTTTGAGGCCATCAACGCCAACTCCGGTCGCCTGCGCTGGGACGAAACCGTAGACCTTGACGTGAAGGTTGGCGGCAAAATTCATATCCGCCACAGCAACCTGACGGATGGCAGCGCAAGTTGGAGCAACAGCGTTGACCTGATTCCCGCCAAATCCGGTAGCGCGACCGAGGCCATCATCCCGCTGGTGGAAGGCGAAGTGCTGGTCAAGTTTGAGGACGACGGCGGCCGCCAAAGCACCAGCGAAACCAGCATCATCATCGACCTGCCCGACACGCTGGCACCCCTCACCCTGATCAACCGGCGCGAGGACCAAGACGTCCCACCGTTCCAGGGCACACGCACCAACACCTTCTACAGCGAAGAGTTTGACGCCCTGACGCTGGATGGCTCGGACTTGCTGGATGACGTGCCTGATGTGGATCTGCTGCCCACCTTCGACGTGATGGGTTCGGTGCAGTCTTCCGGCACCTACGACTTCGCCACCACCGTCGATTTCGGCAACACTTTCTCCATCGACTTCAGCCGCTACTTCGTCACCCGTGGTTACTACCCCAGCGATCTGATCGACAGCCGCCTAGCCGAAGTGGATGACTGGAGCGACTGGGACGGCGGCGTGATCGACGCGGTAAACGCCATCCTCGAACTCCGCAGCACCACCGACAACCCCAGTAGCACTCCGACCTGGAACGCATGGCAGCCGTTCGTCAATGGCACCTTCCGTGGCCGTGGCTTCCAGTTCCGCACCACGCTGACCAGCAACGACGTTGCCGAAAACATCCTCGTCGATGAGCTGGGTTACCTCGCCACCGTCCAACGCCGGACCGAGCAAAGCAACGCCGCAGCGAGCGGCACCACCAACACCGCCGTGACCTTCCCGTACCCGTTCTTCACTGGGACGGCCAGCATCGGGGGATTGAACGCGTATCTGCCGAGCGTGGGCGTTACGGCGCAGAACATGCAGGCTGGCGATTACTTCCAGATCACGGGCGTGACCAGCACCGGCTTCACAATCAGTTTTTACGACTCCAGTGCCAACCCGATCACCCGCAGCTTTACATGGAGTGCAACCGGATATGGACGGCAGGGCTAAACTTCTTGTATTAAAGGACGCCTGATTCGTGGCTCAGCACGATTACGTCATAGCCAACGGCACTGGTGCGG